AAAATGGTTGAGAACATTCTCACTCACCACAATATAACTGTATCTTTAAATACTGAATATAATTATCATATGGATAAAGAATACGATCATGTGTTTAATTCTATGCCAATTGATGAATGGTTTGAATGGAAATATGATAAGCTTCCATATCGTTCAATCAAGTTTGAGACTGTAAGCCTGCCGATTCCACGGGCATTACCAACCGCTACTGTAAACTTTACTCATCACGGCCCAAAGACTCGTGTTACTGAATGGAAGAATATTCCCTGTCACGGCGATAATAAATATATCACAACGCTAACGTTCGAGGAACCATGCGATTACTCTGAGAATAACTATGAACGTTATTATCCAGTAAAAGATCGCGATGGTAAGAACCGAGAGCTATACAAAAAATATAAAGCCGAAATACCAGAGCATATGACCTTTATCGGTCGCTGCGGTTTGTATGCCTATCTTGATATGCATCAGGCTGTGAGCACAGCGCTCTCAACAGTGAGAAAGTTTTTAGCATGAGTGATATTACCCACGCAAGTATCGTACCACTAATTGGAGGTGAAACTATTGGTTCCCATCGAGCCTTTGGTGCACCTCCAATTCATTTTATGTCATATGAACCTTTTGCTGGTAATGACAAACATATTCTAAATTATTACGACAACAAGATTCCATATTATGTTCTAGATAAAGGACATAGGCCACCGCCAGGCGAAAGAGCAAATGTTGTATCATCAGTGTGTCCATGCGCTGGTTTATCAATGATGTCACATGGATACGGTGACGACAACGAAAACAACAAATGGATGATTGAGACTGCAAAGTATATTCTTGGTGAATATAGACCAGACTGTTTCTGGGGCGAGAACGCTCCAGGATTTGCTGGTAAGATTGGAACTAATGTTCGTAATCAATTGAAACAGATTGGTAAGGACAATGGATATACGATGAGTGTATACCGGACTAGATCTCTACTTCATGGTGTTCCACAGGTACGAGAACGCTCATTTTATTTCTTCTGGAAACGAGATAACGGCGTACCAATCTTTGAATACTACAATCGTGAGTACACACCAATCGAAGAATTAATTCGTAATGTAAAATCAAACTTTCAAACTGAACCTATCAATACTAAAAAGCCTTCCGACAACCCGTACTATAAGTACATTCTTGAAGAGATTGAAGGAGGCAAAACTCATACAGAGCATTCTCGCGATGTAGATCCAACGTCAGCTCGTGGTGTGGATTCTTTCTCTTATATCGAAAGAGCAGGTAAAACTTATAATGAAGTTGCTGACTGGATGGCTGCAAACGGTTTTGAGAAAGAAGTTGATAAGTGCCACTATAAACATGAGAAACTTGCTAAGGGTGGGTCGATTATGAGAAGAGGTGTCATTGTTCCAAAAGATCGTATCGGCGCTTTCGTTGGCCACTATCCTACTATGCTTACTCATCCTGATGAAGATCGATTTATTAATTACCGAGAAGCTATGTCAATCATGGGCTTGCCCGAAGACTTTGAATTGGTCGATGCGGGCCCTAAGGTAGCAAATCATATTTGCCAAAATGTCCCTGTGCAAACAGCCACAGACATGGCCACAGAGGTTCTAGCAACACTTAAAGGTCTAAGAAAAATGGTTGACACCGATTACATTTTGCAGTATAATGGTACTCAGAAGCTTGAATACCAAGAAAACATTACTACACTTGAGGCTTTTCTATGAGAACTGACTTTATCCTAGACTTTGAAACAATTGGCCAGTGTGCTCGTAAGGCGCCTGGCATTGAGTGTTCTTATGCAACATTTGTATGGGATCGCTTTCTTGATGAGCCTTATTCTTTTCAAGAACTTTTAGGTATCATTCAAAAAGCAAAACTTGATTTGCAAGATCAAATGAAGAACTATGACTTTGAATATCAAAAGTCAGATCTTGATTGGTGGCTACAGCAAGCACCAGAAGTTCGTAAGCTTTTAAAACCAAAGCCAGATGATCTTAAGCTACCACAGTTTATTGAGCAGATGATCGGATATCTTCGTACTCAAGATAAAGTTGATTACTGGTGGAGCCGTTCAAACGGTTTTGACCCAGTTATTCTAGATCATATGGCAATGGCCGTAGGCAAGGACAAGTTTCTAAACGAGTACATTCCTTACTGGCGTATACGTGATACTCGTACATTTATTGATGCGAAGTTTAACTTTACAACAAAGAATGGATTCGTGCCCGTTGCAGATACTGAGCAATGGGAAAAAGTATTTAGTGCTCATGATAGCAGACATGATGTCGCAGCAGACATCCTTCGGATTCAGGCTATTCATAGAGCAGAAAATGATATGGAGCAAGTAGAAATATGAAAATTGAAATCTCTTTAGACAAACTCAAAGAGCAGAAGCTCTTTATCGGTACTCCGATGTACGGTGGTAACTGCTCAGGCTCATATGCTAAGTCCTGTAACGACCTGGCTATGATGTGTGCAGCAAATGGTATTCCTATCCGTTTTTATTATCTCTTTAACGAGAGCCTTATCCAGAGGGCACGTAATTATGTTGTAGATGAGTTCCTCAGATCTGATTGTACTCACCTTGTATTCATCGATTCAGACATCGCATTTAATGCTAAAGATGTTCTAGGATTAATTGCTGTAAATCTAGCAGACACCGAGAATCATAATATTGTTGTAGGACCTTATCCTAAGAAAACAATTGCGTGGGAAAAGGTTGCTAAGGCTGCAGAGCTTGGTAAAGGTGACGAAAATCCATTCGAGCTTGATAACTATACAGCAGACTATGTATTTAATCCTGTTAAGAAATTAGATACATTTAATGTTGGTGAACCACTTGAGATTGGTGAGGGTGGTACAGGCTTTATGTGTATTCCACGAGAAACACTTGAGAAATATCGCGATGCCTATCCTGAACTTCAGTACAAACCAGATCATGTTCGTACGGACAAGTTTGATGGTTCGCGAGATATCACAGCGTTCTTTGACTGTGTAATTGATCCGGAATCGCGTCGTTATCTATCAGAGGATTACTTCTTCTGTAGGAAAGCCCGTGACATCGGTATGAAAGTGATTATGTGCCCTTGGATGCACCTCAATCACATTGGCACTTATATCTTTAAAGGTAATATGGCTGCTATTGGTTCTCTCGGTGTGTCAGCCACCGCAGACAGTAAAAGCAATCGTAAAACTTATGCCAATAAAAAACAGTTGACAAAATCCAAAAAACGTAGTAAAATTAATACATAATGTGAAATTTGTAAGGAGCTTATATAATGAAGTTTAGTGAACGTACTCTTACCATTCTTAAGAGTTTTTCGACTATCAACAAGTCGATTCTTATGAAACCCGGCGGTGTACTTAAAACAGTAACACCAGAAAAGACATTGGTTGCGTCTGCAACTATTCCAGATCAGATTCCATCTCAAGCATGTATCTATGATTTGTCAAGATTTTTGTCAATTTTATCACTTTACAAGGATCCCGACGTAGAGTTTCATGATAAATACTTTATGATCAACGATGGTCGTCGTAAGACGAAATATGTTTACGCTGACATATCAATGATTCATGCAGCTCCCGAAAAAGAGATTCAACTGCCATCTCTGGATGTAGTTGTTGATGTTTCTTGGGAAGACCTACAGTCTGTTCTTAAGGCTGCAGGTGTGTTACAATTCTCTGAGGTAGCCTTTGTAGGGACCGAAGGGAAAATCTGGTTGAAAGCTATTGATAGCAACAATCAAAATTCTGATGATTATGGTGTTGAAATCGGCACTACATCTGATGAATTTAAGATTATCATTAAAACCGATAATCTTAAGCTCTTGCCTCAGGATTACAAAGTTTCTCTTTGCGCAAAGGGAATCTCTGAGTTCAAGGGTACGGACGTCACGTACTTCGTGGCAATTGATACTAAGTCGACTTATCAGAAAGGATAACAAATTATGAATGAAGCTCAAGCAGCTCAAGCACCCGAGGCACAAGCACCTCAACCGATCCAACTTTCTCTTCAGGATCTAGCAACTGTTGTACAGTTTGTAGATGTTGCGTCTCGCCGCGGCGCAGTAGCCGGTAACGAGATGGCAATTATTGGAATGCTTCGTAACAAAATCGAAATGTTCCTACAACAGAATGCTCCGCAAGGAGCTCCCGATGGTAACATGCCGGCAGCCGATGCTCCAGCTCCGGATGTACCTGAGGACGCACCACTCGCTGACAAAGTGGTACAATAATGAGTGGGGCTTCGGCCCCCTCATTTCTTTTTATATGATGATGGTGATTGAATGTCTATTGATGCAAAAGCAAATGAAGTACTTTGGGTAGAGAAGTACAGGCCAATGGTAATTGGCGACACAATTCTACCAGACAAAACTAAATCTGCTTTCAAAAAATTTGTAGCAGATGAATCTATTCCCAACTTACTACTCACTGGCGGTCCAGGTGTTGGCAAAACTACAATCGCAAAAGCTATGCTCGATGAACTTGGCTGCGATTATATTATTAAAAACGGCTCACTTAACGTCAATATCGATACCCTCCGATATGACATCTCCACGTTTGCCTCAGCGGTTTCCTTCACAGGTGGTAGAAAATACGTCATCTTTGACGAGGCGGACTATCTCAACGCAGCAAATGTTCAACCCGCGCTACGCAACTTTATTGAAGAATATTCAAGCAATTGCGGGTTCATCTTTACTTGTAACTTTAAAAATCGTATAATCTCTCCACTTCGTTCTCGTTTGTCAGAGGTTGACTTTACCATCGAGCAATCCGATCGGCCAAAGCTCGCGATGCAATTCCTACGCCGTGTTGAAGCTATTCTTGAACAAGAAAACGTTGCGTATGATAAAGCAGTTGTTGCAAAAGTAATCCAAAAACACTTCCCTGATTTTCGACGTGTACTTACAGAGTTGCAATCTTACTCCGCTTCTGGCGCTATTGATGAAGGTATCTTTGTTAATCTCAAACAAGAATCCCTTGATGAACTCTTTAAACTTCTAAAGAGTAAAGACTTCACAAACATGAGAAAGTGGGTTGCAAAGAACTCAGATCAAGATATGAACGAGATGTTCCGTCGTATCTATGATATGGCCAATGATAAGGTCGAACTCAGATCTCAGCCAGGCTTTATCGTAACTCTTGCAGACTATATGTACAAAGCAAACTTTGTCGCTGATCTTGAGATAAATATGGTTGCATGCCTCACTGAAATCATGATGGAGACATCCTTTAAATGAATAACGTAGAAGTATATGGCATCATGCCACAGATTACAACAAGTAATTACTACACCACTAATACTACTGTTCATGGTGTTAAGGTAACACAAACGAAACATCTTGAAACACCGACTGGAGTGACATGGGTTGAAACCGTTCAATGGACCCGTTACGACCATGCTGGTCGAGTGATTGATGAGAAACCACAGGGACAATTCGTTGATATTGTAGTATGAAATGGCTAAAGTGATGATGTGCGATCCGCCCAGCGGTTGGAAGTATGGTTTTCCTAAACCTTTACCCGCAGACTTAGGCGAAGATGAAAGTATCCTTCCTTGGCTGTTGAGCGAAGGTTATCCGCAGAAAGAGATTGACAACTGCGGCAAATACTTTTATGTTAGATATTGGGAAGAAGATGATGGTTGAAATTAGTGATAATGAATATCAGCTTTACCAAAAGCTCTTAAAAATTTGGAAGCATAGTTCACCTGAAAAAACCGGTGCATACTTCATTTGTGGTGAAGCGGGTGAGAAAGACGATTTAGGTTTGCCTGAATACATTCACGTTTGCCCATCTTATGGATTAGATGGAATAGCTTCATATAAATTGCACAAAGATTATTCAGCGCCGGAGTGGTAAATGAGCGAATGGATGAAACGTCTTATTAAAAAGCATACTTGCTTTTATTGTGAAAAAACAGTTGACAAAGCTGACTTGTTTAGTATAAAATTAGATACAAGTGAAGGGCCTCTTGAATTAAAAGCCTGCCCCACTTGTGCAGATGATTTAAATGATATTTTGAAAAAGATTGAGGAAGCTCGTGGCGAAGGACTATAACCCATTTGATTTTATGACAGCAGCTTCTTTCTCGAAGGAAGATCTGATTAACAATAACGAAAATCCAGAACTGATTGAAAAGCAGTACATTCCTTATATGGTAAATCGTGGTTTCGCAAACTTCGAGGATACTATCTTACATGCGAATGAAATGAATCAACGAGCTCATATGTTCCATGCCGCTCAGTTTCAATATTATCGTGGAGCACTACGCAAGCGTAAACGTTTCTCAAAGTGGCCAAAGGCCGATAAAGATGCAGACTTAGATGCAATCCAGCAGGTCTATCAGTGTAACCGTACCGTAGCCAAGATGTACCAGAAAGCTTTGAGTAAAGAAGATATGAAATATGTACATAGCAAACTTGTCACAGGGGGAGTGTGAAAAATATAAATATTGTTTGGATGGTCATGGTGAGCATCGTGATAATAACAATAATAATAAGGATGCTGTGGTTATGCAAGAAGATATTTTTAAAGGGGTGGGAATTGAGATCTCTCTTCCCTCGCCAGATAGCTTTTTAAAAGTCAAAGAAACACTAACACGAATCGGTATTTCATCTCGTAAAGATAAGACTTTATATCAAACTTGCCATATTCTTCACAAACAAGGTCGTTATGCAATTCTACATTTTAAAGAGTTGTTTATCCTAGACGGAAAGAAAGACACCTTCTCAGAAGAAGATAAGGCTAGAAGAAATACTATCGTAAATTTGCTTGAGGAATGGGATCTCATCTCAGTTGTAAATACGGAGAAAGCTCAAGATCCAGTTGCTCAGCTTAATCAAATTAAGATTCTATCTCATAAAGAGAAAAATGAATGGAACTTAGAGGCTAAGTACAATATAGGAAAAAAATGATGATTGATATTGCCGTCTCCTTAAAGCATGGAGACTTTGTTGATACTTATAATAATTGGAATAAACTACAAAAAATGCATGTAAAAGGATTCGGTCCAGATGCGGATGCATTACAGTTGATTCCAGATGTAAGAGCAATTATTCCAACAGGGCAGACTCTTGAAGTGCCGGAAGGATACATTGCAAAGATTTATATTAAAGAGGATTGGGCACTTAAGAAATCGCTTGTTCTCGCTTCGTGTGTTCAGATTGTAGAAGAGACATCTGAAATTAATTTGATAGTAAAGAATACATGTGACAGTTTGGTTGCCCTTAAGAACGGGGACATTATTGCACACGCAATTCTTGAAAAAAAAGTTGACATCTCCTAAATAATGTGATATAAATAATATAGGGAATGCCTAATGGGTTCCCTTATTATAAATCTTGCTTAATAAAGGAGATAGCAAATGAATACACGTAGCTTTAGAGCAGATATGCTCAATGACCCACTTTTCATCGGTTTTGATCGCATGATCGAAAGAATGAGAGAACAAACACCGGGTCAAACTAATTATCCCCCATATAATATCGCAAAGATCGACGACGATAACTATGCCATTGAATTGGCGGTCGCGGGCTTTGGCGAAGATGAACTAGACATCGAACTAAAAGACGGTGTTCTATATATTGAAGGGACAAAAAACGACGACGAAGAAGAACGTACATACCTACATAAAGGTATCTCAGCGCGTCACTTCCGTCGTAGCTTTACACTCTCAGATACAATTGTCGTACGTGGTGCACATTTCGCAGATGGCATTTTGACAGTTAAATTGGAGAATGTGATTCCGGAAGAGAAGAAGCCTCGTAAGATTGAAATCGGCCGAGCTCCAGAACTTCTAAACGGGTGATTCCGTAACGAATCCGCGGGGAGCCACGGTTAGCTCCCCATTTCTTTAAAAGGAAAACAAAATGAATATATGTAATCCAGGTTATTATGATATTCACCCAAATTGGCTAACACATACATACACAAAGGAGA